GAATTTATTTTTTGAAGTACACTTCTAGTTCCTTCGACATCATCAACATTAACAATATCTGAAGCCTTTCTTATGATAGTATCTGTCAATCTTCTTTCTTTTTTACTAGCCCCAGCCATATATTCTAATAAATTATCCCTCCAACCTGAAAATAGTTTTTTTCCTGTGCTAGCCGTTTTAATAGCTCTACCTACAGGAGCAACAGAAGCTGCTCCTATAACCATATCGTATAAATTACCTTGTGTAACACCACTGCCAGGGTAAATCTCTTCAGACATCCAAACTGCTTGACGATCTGCCGCTAAATCAATCAACTCTTTAAAATCTGGCAAGTCTCTTGAAGTTTTATATTGGCCACCACTTACTATATCCATTAAAGAACGTCTTTCTTTAAAGGCTTCTAACTTTCTAGATAGGTAACTCCATGTACTTGTATCAGGTCTGTTAATTTGCGGCATCTATATCATCCACTTCTTAACTGATTCAATAAAGTGTTCTGGGTCACCCTTCCCACCTTCCGTATTGTAATACTTCTTCCAATATTCCGCTTGACCTTCAATTGTATTTGGCATCCTTTTTGGAACTCTCCAATACTTTAAACGACAATGAATGATACCTGCTGCTATATTCTTCTCTAATATTTCTGACCATATTTCCTCATCAAACATTTGCCAATACTTTAAATCTACAAGACTTGCCTTCGCACATTTCTGCATCAATCCCTTACGATGTTTCAAATAGTGAGCAAGGTTGTCAACAGCGGATGCCGGTTCAACCTGCCAGAATGATCTTGCGGGGCCGTCTCCCATTTGTCGAATATATTCATATCTACTTTCAACTATTCCAGTTGCCACTACTAAACTGATTGCATCCTCAGAAGCAAACTTATCACCCATCCTTTGACAGGTGTCTTCTACTAAAGACCTGATTTGACTAACACTAATCATATTAAGCTACTATCCAACTCTTAGCCTTCTTTTTTGGTTTAAACCAACGCTTTTTTTCCTTATCACGCTTCATGTTGGTTGGAAACGAGTGCACTTGAGCATAATAAAGGCTCTCAATTGTATCGTCATGTGCCATTTTGGGGCCAAAAGTAACTATTTCGTTGATTAAATCAAACATATTCTTCCTCAAATGGATCGTTCCAGTACTAAATCTAGCTGAAAGGCCACTATATATGCGATTTCTTTTGTTGGTTCCGCCCGGTTTCTCAGGTATAACCGCTATATCAAACCTATTTAATCGCCTTCTTTCATCGTTTAAGGCTTGAAATATACTTCTATTCATAGCTACATCTTCCACAGTCGATGATGTACAATTATATTTTTCATGTAATTCAAGTATATAATCCACAACACCTTTCTTGCCAATTATCTCTCCATTGTCTGGAGCCTTACTACCAATAGTGGGGATGCTCCTGTGTCTTTCATATTCCAAAACATATAACTCATTGTTTGCATCTACTGCTATTACCATTATAACTGAAAAGTCAGCATGCTTTGTATCAATATCTGTTGCCGGATCACATCCAATGAATGTATTTACTGGTATCTCATTATCATCATTTACAATATAATTTACATCATTCTCATTTTTATAATAACCATCCCAATAACTAACGTGTCTTCTTGTCCACACTGCATCCTCATCACTCATTACTTCCATCATATATTCTTGATAATATTTTTGAGGTTGACCAGAATCCGCATAGAACTTCTTTTTTTCCTTCAACTTCTTTTCGTTAAAAAAGGAAGTCCATAATGGATTTCCATCATCAGTGATGGCTTTATATGTAATTACATTCCAAGCAAAATCTTCATTACTTTTTTTAGCTTTACTATGATTTGTGAGAAGATTGTTAATAAAAGAATCATAATGTACGGGAGTGCCATTAACACGCAACCTGCCAGTGTGAGGCTCAAGCGCTGGGTAGACAACAGCAGTGACAAGATTCGCGTTCTTATCCCTTGCTTCTCTTGTGATTGTGTTTGCTTCATGTTCAAAGTCATCCAGTACTATTAAATCATATCTCTTATGTAGTTTTGCTCCACCTCTTATACCTGAAACATTGGATTTACTAATTAACTTACATCCGTTTGCTAATTCAACATCTTCCTCTGTCCATTTTTTCCCTCTCATGCTCCCAAAATAATACCTTATTTTATCATTATAATCCAAGTGATGCTTTATATAATCCATATTACCAACAGAAAGTTTCTGAGTAGCTGATACCCATGCATAGAACAAAAAGTCTTCTTTGGAACAAAAAAGGAAATCTTTTAGTATAGAAGCCTTTGTTAATACAGTTTTTCCATGACCACGTGGAATAATGATTGCAACCTGTTTTGTTTCCTTGTCATCAATTACATCAGCAATCTCGTAATGAAAGAAAGGCGTTTCACTGCGCATGAAATCATCAGCTAAGAACAACTTACCAAATGCAATCAGGTCTTTATTGGCAAGTCTTAAAGCTTCTTCAGCTTTATCTACATTTTGACTATTGATGTTCAATCTTCTGTCATCCTATCAGGCACTTCCATTCCCTCTATAATAGCCATCATTCTTTTTAAATAATTAACTTGCCTAGATGATAATGAATACAAATTATATGGTAAGGACTTCTTATATTTCTTCAAATCAGATATTGCAACATCTAGCGGCAATTCTATTTTATTTGGTATCATAGGGTCTCTCCATTCTTTTTCATTCATATCAATTCTCCCAACACCTAATCCCGTCCTTAGATAATTCAGTTGTTACCCACCCTGTCCTTATTATAGGATACATGGAATAACGAGCATAATTAGCATATCTAAGAAATGATCCTCCCCTAACATACCATCTTCTCCTAAGAGATTCTTCTCCGTCCACTATTCTTATTGAATCAACTGGCTTTGCATATAACTGATGATTGTGACCCAATATAAAAACATCACCATCTGAATATACCGATGACAATTTATCTAACTCAAGATCACCATTTTTGGCTCCACTCTTCCCATGTCCTGATACAATATTCCACACAGAACCTGCTATATCTACTGATGTATAACCGGGGTACTGAAAATAAGGAACATTCATTTCAGCTGCCAGAGTTTTACATACGTCAAAATCCAATATAGTATAGCTTCTAAGAAAATCATGGTTACCACCTCGTATGAATAAACATTTATCCTTTATTGGTTCAACAAGTTTTAAAAATGCAAGATATTGTTCATCTGGTGGAATGTTCTGTCCTCTTTGATTGATTGCCTTGTATCCCGGTGGTATTAGTTCAAGTAAATCACCATTACCAAACCATCTTGCGTTTCTATCCTTTTTTATAATTCCCACAGCTTCCTTAAACTTCTTTAAGTCAAACTCAACAGCTCCAACATGAACATCTGTTAAACAATGGATACGAAGTTTTTCTTTTGATTTTATGGTAAATATTTCACCTGGCTTTATTGATGGAAACTCATCAGGTATTGAGGTCTCAAATGGAACTGAAAAGTTTTTTGCGCAGGAATTACATTTAAACTTCTGGTTTGTTTTTTTCTTATTGAACTTTTTACCATCCTTTTTAACATACATACTTGTACAATATGGACAAACCATTATTCAGAATCTCCTTCAGATATTTGTTTTTGTTCTCTTGTAGCTCCCTCTAATTCATCTGGTGAGAAACCTTGGAAAACACCAAGCAATCCAACCTCTCTTTGTTTTACAGTAGACCCCGATGTACCTACTATCTTACCCAATTCTTTTGTTGACTGTAATATTATATTATCATCCTCACTATAATCAGCCAATCCTTTCAATTTTCCTAGTATGTACTCATGGTCAATACCAAGACCTTTAGCTACATCTAATACTGATTTTTCTATTTCTTTCATTACTCTCTCCTGTTTCAATAGTATTGTTGCCTTTTTTCTTGCTTTATTATCAGATAATTCTGTATATGCGTTTTTATATGCTTCCACTGCCCCCATCCCAACTACTATATTGGTGGCAAATTCTCTTTCCTTTTTAGTTACTCTTTTTCTTTCTACTACTCTTTTATTAGTATTTTTTATCTTTTTACTGAATGTATATCTATTTGGATGAGCATTGAAATCAGTATCCATCTTAACATTTGGTCTATTCAAAAAACTACCCACGACAGTCCTTACCCAGCCGTTGGCATATTTATAATTCTTTCTATCTCCGGGGTGTCGGACACTCTTACTTACCTTTAATAATTGAATAATCCTGTTATCATCACTATATACCCAGTCTCCCTCATTGGCCTTTCTCCAATCAAAGTAAACATTTGTATCGGGATGATACTTCTTAAACTCTGTTAACCCATCGTAAACATAATGGGTTTTGTTTTTAATGGATTTCTTTTCCAAATCTTAATTCATTGACTTGATTAGCCAAACTATCAATTAAATCATTAACCTCTTGTGGAATCATATACATATGCCCATCTATCTCAATTGGGCTATAATCATGTGATAAATTTTCTAGTACAAATTCTTGTTGCTCTCTAGGTAACATTGATAATTCTTTTATTTCATCAGCCATCATGGAACATAAACCATATTTTATTCATACTCAACACTTACATAAGCCATTGGAGTTACATTAACTACCCATTCTGGATTAAAATTCGCATCTCCAATATATTCACCCCATATTTTTTTACCACCTTCTATTCTTATTGGCTGGATACCAGACCATATTATACTATCACCCATCATACAATAAGCATGGAAATAAGCGTCGTATTCTCCTTCGTCCACTGAATATATAAAATAAGTAAATACAGGCCTCCAAGTATTTGTGATACTTGATTGTTCTGGCTCGGCATAAAAATACAAAGGAACCTTACTATCTGAATCAATTATACGACGTTCAATTGTCATATAATCATCACTACACCCAGTTAGTATTAACAGTAATAATAATAATTTCACTTCTTCTTCTTACGCCAGCTCAGAGGATTCAGATTGAACTCCTTCTGATACCATTTTAATTGTTCTTCCATCAATACCATTCTTTCATCTTCAGCTTCAATATGCTTTGACACCAATTCTTGAATCTCTACACTTGCTTCTGACATGCTACGCTCAAGTTCTTGGATTCGCCACTCAACCTGCAAATATCCATATACTGTTGCCGCAATCAATACACATACCTGAGCAAGCCACTTAATATTTAACGATATAACAGCATTATCATCAATGATTGCAGTCTTCATTGACCTAGCAGTTTCATGTCCATTATCGCTTCGATTCATCAGACATAGACAATTTGTATATCGCTATCCATAGAAGTATTGCACATATCGTATAGAAAGCTACCGGTGACACATGTTGTATCGGCATTATAAGGAATGTCGCAATTAACCATGCGAGTATTAGCCTTGGTATAACTTTTTCTTGTTTCATATATGTAATCTGGGTTCATTTTTTTATCCTCTCATTTATATTTCCTCTCCCTGCCACCCTATAAGGTAATAATAAAACAAAATTGTATCAAACTATTAATTGCCCAAGTGCTTTTAGAGAAAAATTGCAGGATTTTGATATGCGTCCTTTTTACGCTATATACCCCCTATTCGGGGGATTTCGTAATACGAATTTCAGTTAAATTTCATTTTAAATAATTTAATAGTAATTAATAATAACTAACAAAGGAGCAAGACTATGAGTGCTTTTGAATACAAGAACAGAGCCGATCTCTTAGCCGAAGCACGTCGCATACTAGCAGCAATGCACACAGCTGTGTGTAAAGCAGGCGTGAGGCGTGAATGGAACCGTACGTTTAGGATATCTATTCCCAGTAAGAATGATGTCAAGAGGGGTGCAGTGCAGAACCTTGAATCATTGAATGACATATGTATGTTTCATGGATGGGATAAGGTATATGTCAACCCAGAAGACGAGGAAGTAAAGGTTGGACAGGTTGAGTAGGGGGCATTAGCTCCCTTTTTGTGTGTGTTGTGCTGGTTTGTGCCCAATATATAGTATAAATCAGCATGCACATCTATATTATATATCGTAATCTGTCCATAACTTGGGCTATAACTCAGGAGGTAGTATGCAAGACCGTGTACCAGTAGATAATTATATTAAAGAAGATCATTATGAGGACTGTGCTATACCAGCAAGTGCTTGTAGTGTGGATTATTATCAACAGTATGAATCTAAAGAGTTATCTAAAGGGGGATACGATAGCATAGACTCGTAGGTGTTTGCGAGTATAAACGTATCATTGTCGTGGGTACGGTGAGTATGATATTATCATACAATAAGCAATTTACACGCCTACCATATTGGCAAGGTGTTGGTTAATCCACTCCTATAATATGGTCTCCCACATATTTTAACCAATTAACTAGGAGGTATCTTATGTGTATATATTGTAGCAGACGTATCAAAGAAATTAATGATTCTGATCTTGCTGATAATCAACCAAAACATCCCAGGTTACAAGACCTAGATATATGGACAAAAGATCAAATGCGTGAATGGATCAAAGATCATGCAG